AACATCCGACTTATCTACTCTAACTGAATTATGCGTAAATATTCCGTTTTCACCTTTTAATGCTCTTTTATTTAAGGACCAAATATCGTCATTATATTTTAAGTTCACTCCGTAGGTTTCTCCTAAGTAAATAAGAAGTTCTCTCAATGATTCTATTTGCTTATCTGAATACTTGTGCCACGTTTTATGGTTCTTAAATGGTTTCTCTAACCAAGTAACTTCCGATTTATCTACTACACCACCTACATAGTTGTAGTATTTTCCGTCTTTTTCTACTAAGTACGCCCAGTTAGTTAACTCTATACCTACCGAATACTTATCTAAGTTCTTATACGGCAATCCTTGACCTTTAAACACGCTATCTTTTACACCTAAATGCCAAGCCCAATCTCTCGAACTAAAAGCTTGTGCTATCGTTCCTTCATATCCTATTACAAAAGCAGTAGCTACACGTTCTTTGTTTGCTTCCCATCCTTTAATAGTTGCTATAGGATTTTTATTACCAGCGGTGTGGTGTAAATAGATTTGTTTTTTGTCCGTGTTTTCGTTAATATATTGCGATTCGGGTAAACGCTGTTGAACGATTTTAGTAGTGTCCATTATTCTTTAATTTTGTCGGCTTCTTCCTTTGCTCGTAATACAAATGATTTAAGCGATTTAAGGATGTTTCTTCCAGTTACCGCTTCAAAGGATTCATTAATAGAAATAACTTCCGTAAACACGCAGAATAACGCTACGGCTTTAGTTAAAATTAAGTCTATTGCTATGAAGTGTGCGACTAAATCAGCAGCTATGTACTTCTCCACGAAAAACACGAACACAATAGCTAACGAATAAAGAAAAGTCTTTGAGATAGTATGCGATAATTTACGCGACCTAAACGAAGTATATCCGTTTATTTTTATGCTTCTCCAAATACCGAAACACGTATCTAAAAGTATTGCTAAAACAGCCACGTAAATAAGTGGTTTAACTGGAGAAAGTACCGCAAGAAAAGACGAACAAATTAAAAATAACTTAGTTTTCATTTTCCTTTTAATTTTTGTATTTCTTCGTAAATCCTAATTAATTCCGCTTCCTTTTCAGCTATTAATTCGTCTTTCGGTTGTTCTTCAACTTCTATAAACTCGACTCTTACAAGTCCGTTTTCGTCGTATATTTCGTGTCTTAGTTGTGCCATAATTAAACTATAAATTGAAATGCTGTTGTATTAAGTAAGCCATAACTTATGCCCGTTGTTCCTAAAGTGGAAGGTGCTGAACCGATAGCATAAGTATAATTTGCACAATTCGCTACTGATGTGCCTATTACAGCTGTTTGAAACGTAAAAGAACCGCCATCCCCTTGAAATCCCGATAGTGTTACGGCTGCACTTGTTTGAATACAAATCCAATAAGTTATTCCAGCATTAAAAGTGAATGAAGAAGTATAAGTTTTAACTCCAGTTGTACTTGTGTCTAAATTAGTTGATTCGTAAAGTTTTGCATTTGGTATGCCATTTGAATCGTCGTAAAATAATATTCTTGCGTTTGAACTTGCAACTGCTGCTGTCACATTTATTGACGCACTTACAATACTAAATGTCTTCATTGGATAAAATGGAAAACACCTTAATTGATTTGCTATTTGTAAAACTCCTAAGTTTGGTTTTACGGCAGTCAACAAAGGATTAACATAACCACCACTTGCTGGTATTCGTGGTGCGTGAATACCTACAGGAGTTGTTATGTCGCCACTACCTAACAAAGAAGAAGAATTAATCGTTTTTATATTAGTTCCACTTATTAAAGTTGGTTGCTTGGCATTCAATGCTGTTTGAGTTGCTGTGCTTATTGGCTTATTTAAATCACTTGTATTGTCAACATTACTAAGACCTACATCAGTTTTAGTTAGGTCAATATTTCCACTACCTAATAAAGAAGTAGAATTAATCGTTTTAATATTACTTCCTGAAACTAAAAGTGTTTGCTTTGCATCAAATCGTGAAAAATCGGTATTAGACAATTTACCTGTATTTGTAGCCGAAGCAGTTGGTATGTTAATAGTAATAGTTCCACTTGTTGTAATTGGAGAACCTGAAACTGCAATGTCAGTACCTGAAGTTCCTGTAGTTACTGCAACGCTTGTAACAGTACCACCACCACCACCTAATTGCGCTCCTGTAACGTATTTACTTGTGAACGTGCCACCACCTGCATCTTCCGAAATCATTACCCTATCAGTAGAAGCTATATTACTTCCCTTCGCTGGTAGTTGACTTATCTTTACATCCGCCATTTTCTATTTTTTTTAAATATACTTTTAATAAGTAAACGTTTTTTTCTTTTGGTTTATACGAGTAAACCACTTTTCTATTTTTTAAATCACCCATCCTGTAAAATTAGTGTCCGTGTTTGGGTACATATCCCCATTTGAGTTAGTGTTATATTCAGGAAACAAATTTTGATTAAAAGACATATAATCTATAAATCGTTGCGTATAGTGTTGCGCTATTTGTCGCTCCTTTTCTATTATAAAATCTATTTCGTTTTTTTCTACGTTTGTTGAGTTTTCCGAATTATGCTTATAAACACCCTTGTTAGCTATAGTATAAGCTGCAAAAGGTAAATACTCGACCATTGCCCAATGTATAAGCATAGGTTTAATATAGCTAACTACAAGCGTTTGGTAATTACCTGTTAAAGTTCCTGCAGTAATATCGGATTTTATTTTGTTTAGTAATTCAGTTCCTAAGTAACCTTGAATATGTATGTCTTGTGAAATCTTAATGAATTGAATAAATTTATCAGTATCCACATTACCATTAACTGCGGTATACCTTACTAAATCATCCCTCGTTATTAATAGTGCTTCTGCCATTATCTTATAATTTTTCTTTTAGATTGTGGGTTACTTGGTAGAAATCCATAGTTCGGCATATCTACAGGTCTTGTACTTACCAATTTTGGGTTCTTAATTACGTAACCAAACTTTTCCGCTTTCTTAACAGCAATTTGTTTAGCATTAGGACTATTCACATCTATTCCTACGCCTTCAAAACTTGCGTATACTTGTTTATTCCATCTATGATGACAATTACCACCGCCTTTATATAACCAAATATTATAAGTGTCTGCGCCTTTAGGTCCCCAACCAGCGTTTACAGCAAAACTACCCATTGTTAAAATGTCTTCTTTTCGGTATATTTTTCCTGCTTCAATCATTTTACGACAAAATTCACGTGTCGTTGTTTCTACATCACCTGCATAAACATAACGTGTAATAAATTTAACTCCGTCTATTGTTTGGTCTTGCTTACTTGGGTTGTTAGGAAGTGGTGTACCTTGACTTACAAAATTGTAAACCTTGCTTAAAAGTGATTGTTTAGGTTCTTTAGAAAGTAATTCGTTTTCGCTATCGTCCGTGTCGTAGTCTACTGCAAATTCGTCTATTAGTAGCCATTCTTCTTTAGGTTCTTCGCCAAGTTCTATTAATGCGTTAGCTATTTGACTATCGGAACTTAAATTAGTTGCATCTACGCCTGTTTCTTCTACAACTTGTTCTTCAGTAATTACGTTTTCTAAATCAGTAAATTCTAAAGGTTTTAACGTTCTAAAATATGTTTTCAAAGAAACACCATTGTAACCTAATATAGTGTCTATAGCATCTAACAATAGTTCCTGTATAGGTCGTATTACCATATTGTCAAACAATATAAACGAGTTTTGTAGTTCGTCAGCATTAGAACTAAAACCATTAGAAGAAGCAATACCAAATAAAAGTGGACTTGTAACGTTATGTCCTAACATAATTTTACGTAAACATTCTTCGCTTAACGTATTGTACAAATCAGGCGCATCGTTTACAGGCATTGAATCTACTGTTGTTTTGCTTTCTTGGTTATTGTTAAATGCTATAATTACTTTTTCACCTTTCGTTCCTGTTAACTGGTTTAATACTTGTTGTTTAATCATTAACTGCTGTTCTTCGGTAGGAACACCATTGTTAAAATTAATTACCGCACGACCTGAAAATCCGTTATTAACTTCATTAATTAAATAGTTTGCTATGTCTTCTTCAAGTTCTGCGTATGGTAGCGCTCCGTGATAGTCTACATAACTATAATATTTCATTCCTACGGAATAAGGTCTTATAAACATTATTTCTATAGGTTCATTCGAGTTTCCGTAAGACGGAATACGCTTAGGTGTAAAGTTTCTTAAGTCTTGCCAATTATCGCAATAGTAATACGCTTCAACTTCGCCTTTGTCGTTACATTTTTCAGCACGTAAAAGTTGAACTGGAACGTGGTAAACCTTGCTAATTTTTTTCCTGTCTTTAGAATATATTACTTGAACGGCACATTGACCTAACATTTTTAAGTCGCTTACCAAATGACGGATACATTCTTTAGAAAATAACACCATCATTTGAGCGTACTCATTAGGTTTTTTAGACGCATCTACAGCGCTTAAACCTTTTCCGTAAACTAAACGTGTTATGTTATTTATAATTGCGTTGTTCGTAGTAGAATTTGTATACCTATCAATTAAATATTGGTAGTAATTATTGTCTTCTCCGTATTCTACCCATGCATCACGTTTAGACTCTCTAATTTCAGGTCTTGAATATTCGCTTAATTTAAGAACGTGTATATTATTCATAAACTATATAAGTGTTAGTTGTACTATTTGGCGTGTATTGTTGGTTATTCACGCTAAATGTATCTATGTTTTGGTTGGTGCAAAAAATCCTGTCTTTGTGACATAACACACCATTGCTTTTAAATTCTATTGTATAAAAATGATTTTGCTTTAAACTAAATTGTCCTATTATAGTATTTACATAGTCGCCAATAGTGTTACTTACAAAAGTAGAAGTTACTGTAGTATTTGTTTGTTCGTCTTTTACTACCATTTGATTTATGTTAGCAATACGAGTAGGTACGATTTTAAAAGTTTGTTGCTGTTGACTTTCTTGTAATATAATCATATTAATATAACTAACTATTTAGTTTTTTGTTTCTAATAAAAAAAGGCGACCTAAAAGACCGCCTTAATTTACACCTATGAAAATGTGTTATGCTGTTACTATTGTAGCACTTGAAAACAAGGTTACTAAACCTGCATCACTTGTACAATTTAAAATATTAGCAGCTAAATTCTCTTGTGCTGTAAATGTTAACGAATAACCTGAAAGGTCACCCATTTGCACACCTGTAGAAATATTACCTGCAGTCAAGTCAGCGCCTCTTTCAACACCCATTAAAAAGTATTGATTGTTTCGTGTTTTAACAACGATATGCGGTCTACCATAACTCAATAATTTAACTGTTTTGTGAGTTAAAGAATCTTGTTTTTTCAACTGAATAGTCAAAACTTGTTCTACAAATGTAGTTCCGTTATCACGTGAACTATTAATTGTTTGGTCAAAAGAATTCGCACCTTTTAACTCGTACTTATACAAAGACGAAACACCATTAATGTCGTCTATTTGGTCTGGGTAAGTAGCGTTGTAAGTAATATCAGTTTCGTAGTTATAATCACCAAAATTGATGAAGAAAATGCTATCAATACCTGAAACTGAATCTTTACATTGCTCTAACCTTCCGTTACTAATTTCGCAAGACATATCTATTTTTTTTAAATGTTTAACAAAAAAAGGGTGGCGTTTATTTCACCACCCTCGTTCTTTCAGTTTCTAATTATTAGTTAGCAGAGTTTGTGATTCCGTAAGTAACCATGTCTTCAGCAAAACCATATTTAGCGTCAGCAGTAAATCGCATAACTACTCTTACGTTTTCGCTTCCGTCAAGGTCAGCCATATCCAAAACTTTAACTAAGTTCATATCGTTCAATACTCCTGTAGCGAAGTGTAAGTTAGATTTAGTTGTAGCGATAGCCGTGTTAGCAGCAAGTCCATTAGCCATAAATACTTTGATTCCGTCAAAGAAAACATCACCCAACACTTGGTTAGTTCCTTTGTTATCGTAACCATTAGCACCTACACCTGAAGCAGCAAAACCACCTAACGCACGTACATACGCTTTATAAATATTTTGAGAAACGTAAAGTGTTAAGTCGTCTTGTCCGTACATTCTTGCAGGAATAGCGTCTACCAATTTACCTAATTCTACTACAACGTTTGAAGCAGTAACCGAAGTACCTGCAACTTCTTGAGCAGAAGGTAAAGCAGCATCAGCAGCAATTTGTGTGGAAATACCAGCGAATTGTCCTGCAGTAGCGTTAACACCTGTCCATATTGTTGTTTCCATAGCAGAAGCTACTTTTTCAGAAACATAAGCAATAAGGTAATCGGAGAATGATTTAGGTAGTTGGTCGAATGCAGAATAACCCATTTCAGCAGCTTGCCAAGTTGAATGGAAGTCTTTTTTGCAAAGTTGTAAATTCACTTGGAATTCTTCAGGTTGTAAAACTTTTTCTGTTAATGTAAGCGTAGAAGTAGCAGTAAAATCGCAAGAAGCATCTTTAACGATGTCGTCAAGACCTACTTTTTGAATTACTTGTTTGTACTTTACGTTAGGGTGGATAGTGATTCCACCTTTTTCTAATGTCGGTGCAGACAATAACGCTGCAGCGATGTACTTACCTGCGAACTCGCCAGCATAAGTAGTTGTAATTGATGTTGTTGTTGCCATCTTTTTTTTTAGTTTTTAGTTATTTATTTAATTTGTTTAATATGTTACTCATTATTGAATTTCCACCTTTAGAAGCAAATTTGAATCCGTCTACTTTTTGTACGTTTTCAGGATTAAATACGATAGGTTCAACTTCTTCTTCAGAAAGTTC